TTACCAGTAAGATAGATGTCCTGTGCCCCATAAGCTACTAATTGCATTAATCCTCCTCCCATAGTTGTTTATACTATAGTATAGAAAAAAATTTCACATTAATTTATAAAATAAAATTTGAATTATAATTTAAACAATAAATATAATATATATTTAAAATGTCGGAACAATATGAAAAAAAAGAATTAAGGCAACATATTTACGATACTCCTGACACATATGTTGGTGGCATTGATAAAATTAATGATATTCTACCTATTAAAAATGAAGATAAAATTGTCTTTAAAGAAATAGAATATATTCCGGCATTATTAAATATATTTAATGAGATTCTTGTAAATTCAAGAGATCAAATTGTTAGATTAAAAGATAATACTGATGCGGTTCAAGTATCTCAAATTAAAATTAATTTTAATCCTGATAACTCTATAACAATTATGAATGATGGTAATGGAATTATTGTTAAAAAACATGAAAAAGAAAAAATATATATTCCTCAATTAATATTTGGTGAATTATTAACATCGTCAAATTATAAAAAAGGTGAAAAAAGAATTGTAGGTGGTAAAAATGGATATGGTGCTAAATTAGCAAATATCTTTTCACAAGAATTTACAATAGAAACGGTAGACCATATAAATTGTCTAAAATATTCACAAACGTGGGAAAAGAATATGACAAAATGTAATGAACCAATTATTAGAAAATTTAATGGTAAACCATATACAAAAATTAATTGGAAATGCGACTTCAAACGATTTGGTATTGAAAAATATTCAGAAGATATGATTAATTTAATGTATCGCAGAATTTATGATATCACCGGTATTACTGATAAATCTGTGAATGTATATTTAAATGATGAAAAAATTAAAATTAAATCATTCTTAGATTATGTAAACCTTTATAATAACTCAATAAAATATCAGGAAATAATATCAGACAGATGGGATATTATATTTTCAGTATCTCATAATGATACATTTGAACAATTATCATTCGTCAATGGTATTTGTACGAGTAAAGGTGGGTCGCATGTAGAATATATCGCAAAACAAATTGCGATAGGTATCATTGAATTTATTAAGAAAAAACATAAAAAAGAAATTAAAGATAAAGTTATCCGCAGATATATTTCATTATATATAAATTGCGTAATTGAAAATCCATCATTTGATTCTCAAACGAAAGAAAGGTGTATTACATCTCAAAGTAAGTTTGGGTCAAAACCAAAAATATCAGCAAAATTTATTAAGAAAATATGTTCTAATAATGAATTAATTGATAAGATTCTTGATGCGGATAATAAAAATAACAATAAAGATTTAAAGAAAACAGATGGAAAAAAGAAAAATAAAATTATTGTTCCTAAATTAGATGATGCTAATTGGGCAGGAACTAAGAATTCACATGAATGCACTTTAATTTTAACAGAGGGAGATTCGGCAAAATCTATGGCGATTGCTGGATTATCAGAAGTCGGACGTGATAAATATGGAGTATTTCCTTTAAAGGGAAAAGTATTAAATGTAAGAGAAGCAAATATAAAGCAAATCAACGGTAATACCGAAATCATCAATATAAAAAAAATATTAGGATTAGAAAGTAATAAAAAATATAAAGATATAAAATCACTAAGATATGGGAAAATTATGATTATGACAGACCAGGATCATGATGGATTTCATATTAAAGGATTATTAATTAATATGTTTCACCATTTATGGCCTGAACTATTAAATTTTGATTTTATTTCATATATGATTACTCCTATTGTGAAAGTAACATTAAAAAAAACCGTAAAACCATTTTATACTTTAACTGATTATGAAAATTGGAAGAAAAAGACAAAGAATTCTAATAAATTCAATATAAAATATTATAAGGGATTAGGAACATCAACCGCCCAAGAAGCTAAACAGTATTTTAGAGAATTAAAAGTAAATGATTATTCTGTTAATGAAAATACAGATGCATCTATAAATTTAGCATTTAATAAAAAATTAGCTGATAATAGAAAAGCTTGGCTTAAAAAATATGATAAAGAATTAATTTTAGACTATAATATCAAAAAAACAAATATTGATGATTTTGTTAATAAAGAATTAATTCATTTCTCAAACTCTGATACAAGCCGATCAATAGGATCGTGTATTGATGGATTGAAGACATCTCAAAGAAAGATATTGTATTCTTGTTTTAAAAGAAAATTATATTCAGAGATTAGAGTAGCACAATTATCTGGATATGTTAGTGAACACGCTGCATATCACCATGGTGAAGCGTCTTTACAAGGAGCTATTATTGGTATGGCACAAGACTTTGTCGGTTCAAATAATATAAATCTTTTAAAACCAAATGGTCAATTTGGAACAAGAATCTTGGGTGGAAATGATGCCGCATCATCTAGATATATTCATACAGAAATTAATCCTATAACTGATTTAATATTTAGAAAAGAAGACTTTAATTTATTAAAATATATAGATGATGATGGATTATTAGTTGAACCAGACTATTATGTACCAATTATCCCTATGGTGTTAGTTAATGGAATGGTAGGTATTGGAACTGGATGGAGCACCAATATTCCTCATTATAATCCAGAAGAAATCATTAAAAATATTAAAAGAAAAATTCAGGTTGGCACTTACAATTCAATGAAACCATATTATAAAGGTTTTAAAGGAAGAATTATAAAAAATACAGATAATAATTATATTTCAAAAGGAATATATACATTAAATAGTAATATTCTAATTATAGAAGAACTTCCCGTTGGTGAATGGACTGATAAATATATTAGATTCTTAGAAGAAGATATTTTATCTGATAAAACTGATATGATAGTTGATTTCGATAATTATTCAACTGAAAAAGATATAAGTATTAAAATTACATTATCAGATACTTTCTTATATGAAAAAAATACTTTCACAATAAAAGATAAGGTGAGCGTATTTGAGAAAAAATTAAAATTAGTGTCAAGTATATCTTTAACGAATATCCATGCATTTAATAAAGATGGAAGAATTCAAAAATATGGAACTGTATATCAAATATTGGATGAACATTTTAAAATAAGATTAGATTTATATTCCAAAAGAAAAGAATATATTATAAATGAATTAAAAAATAAATTATGTATTTTAGAAAATAAAATACGTTTTATAAATGAAGTAATTAATAAAAGTATACAAATTTCAGAATGTAGTAAAATAGAATTATTAAAACAACTATTTGATAAACAATATAACTTATATGAAAATAATATAATTGAAGAAGTATCTAATTTTGATATAATAAAAAATCATTATGATTATTTAATTAAAATGCCAATATATACTTTATCAACTGATAAAGTTCAGGAATTAAATAATGAATTACTAAAATTAAATGAAGAAATTAATATAATATTTGAAAAAGATATTAATGCCATGTGGATTGAAGAATTAGATGAATTATTTAATTATATGAAAAAAAATAATTATTAATTATATATATATATAATATAATATAATGAGTAATAAAAATGGTATAATACCAGACATCCATGAGAATTCTAATAATTTGCAACATATTATGGTAAATAACGATGTAAATTTTAAAAAAGACACGTGTGATAATATTTTAAGTGGAATTTTAGAAGAAACTTTATTAAGTAAATATTTTTTTGGCGTCGAAAATATACTAAATTTACAAAAAATGATGAGATATTATTTTTTTAAACAATATCAAGTAATTATAGATGATCAATCTAATAATATATTATTAACTATAATGAGAGGTATATTTTTAAAATATAGTAATTCAGGGGCTACAACTATATCTGAAATAAAAACCGAAATACAAAAATTAAATTCATTAGTAACTGAATATAATTTACAAAAAATATACAGTAATTATGAAATGCATAATAAATATATGAATGACATTGAAAATTTACCAGAACCATTATCTTTACCCATGGTTACTGATAAAAAAAATACAACATATGATTTATCGGCAAATAATGATATAAATAATACATATTCATAAAATTAAATCAATTAAACGTATGTTAATAATTATATAAATGGATATTAATTCTTTTTTTTTAAATGAAAAATATAAAAAATCTTTACAAAATTGGATAAATAATGATTATAAAAATAAATTTTTATTCATCCATGGTAATGTATCATGCGGAAAAACTAGTTTAGCGAAAATATTACTAAAAAAATATAAATTAATACATATTAATATTGATTTTTTTAAAGATAAAACCAGTTTAACTAATTATTTAGATTTATCACTAGGGAGAAAAAATATATCTATGATGTTTAATAAAAATTATCAATATAATTCTATAATATTCGATAATCTTGAACTTTTTTTAAAACATAATAAATCAACTTTAAATGATATTATTTTGTACATGCCCAAATTACAAAAATTTAAAAATAATCACCCTATAATATTTATATCATCAAATATTAATCATAAATATTTTAAAAAGATCATAAAATATTGTTTATTTGTTGAAATTAATTATACATTTGAAAATATTATAAATATAACTAAGAATTTATTATTACAAATAAATAAAAAATTATCTGATAATGAAATAAATAATTTAATAAATAAATCTGATATGAAAATTAATAATATTATATCAAATATTGAAATATTAAAATTAAATAATAATGAAATTTATTATGATTATGGTGATGTTTTCGCATATAAAATATTAAATAAAATATACAATACTAATGATTTCACAGATATTATAAGATATTCTCAAAATACAAATAATTTATATTTTGATATTCTTGATAATATCCATTTTATGATAAAAGATTTAGATATTATAAAAAAAATATATAAAACATGTTGTCGAGCAGAAAATATTAATACATATTTTATTAAAAATCATATAGATATGTATGATTTTTTTATATTATTATCAATAATATATCCTAAATATTATTTAGAATCAAAGATAAATGAAAAGATTATCATAAATAATAAATATGTCAGTAAATCATTAATATATATATCAAATAATAAAAATATTTATAATAATAATTTAGATATAAATTTAATATATTTAATACATAAATTTAATAATGATGACTTTAAAAATTTTATTAAAGATAAATTTAATATTAATAATTTTGAAAAAAAAATAGAAAATGTATATAATAAAATAATTAATATGTAATATATATATGATTACTTCATTAATATATTTATATTTATTTATTGGTTTATTATGTATATATAAAACAGGTAATACACCTAAATATTATGTAGGAATACTTATATTTTTTACATTTAAATGGATATTTAATTATAGAAAATGTACTTTTAGTTGGTTGGAATGTAAAATTAGAGGTGTAAAAAAAGAAGAAGGATATTTAAATAAATTTTTGGATAATATAGTTGATATAAGATATAGTAAAAATATATATATAATTTTAACTATGTGTTTTTTTATAATAATTTATGAATTAATTTACAAAGGGAAATATAAAGAATTATTAATGTTAAATTAACAAGCGACTGCTAAATGATACGCAATATAACATACATTACAACACACGGCTGCAAGACCACCTAGAATTTTATCACTAACAGATGATTTTTTCGCCCAATTACATTTGAAATAATAATACAAGGCTAAAATTACTAATGCCATATCAAGCATTTTAACTAACACCCCTATACTCATACCAAATATTGAAATTGCCGTGACTTCTTCAGATTTTTTGGCTGAAAGACTTTGTTTGACAGCTTCATGAATACCCGTTGCTAAAACCATTTTATAATATATACATAGAAAAAAAAAAATAGAAATTTGATTTATATTTAAAGTTTTTAAATTATAATAAAATATGGGAAAAATCATAATTTTCGCAAGTGAATTGTCAATATTAACGGGTCATAATAAATATGAAAAACCTCAGAAAGCTATTGATTCTATTCTTAATAGAAATAATATTGTTAAAAAATATATCCCTAACTCAAAAATAGAAGAACAATTATTAACTTTAAATGAAAAAGATTTAAATTCTATTAAAACTGAATTAAAATTGGATAATTCAGTATCTATAAAACAAGTAGAAAATATGATAAAACAACAAGTATTATCCAAATCACTCAACGGAAATATTAGCGAAAATGAATCACGTGCTAAAACTGATGAAATTCTTAAAGCAATGCCTACTTTAAATAAATGCTTAGAAAGTTCAGTTAAGCAAGATTTAAGAATGGAACGTGGTAATGTTAAAGAAGATAGTAATTTAAATAAAACTCAAACAAAAAGAAATATCATCATTAATAATAGGAATTCTCAGATATATGAAAAATTATTATTTGTAGATCCAGACAATAAATATGAAATTATTTTAAGAGGTAAAATTGACGGTATGAATGATGAATATATTGTTGAAACAAAGAATAGAACAAAAAGATTATTTAATATGATTCCTGACTATGAAAAAGTTCAATTAAATGCATATATGTTTATGACTGGTAAAGTAAAATCTTTACATATTGAATGTTATAATGAAGATCAAAATACAGTTGAATATGATTTTGATAAGTTATTCTGGGAGGATTGTTCAAATAAGATTATTCAGTTTACTCATCAACATGTAGCTTGTCATTTAAAAGATTGTTAATAAAATATATTAAAAATGGATAGTAATAATAGGCCTTCCTGGGGAGAATATTTTAAAGTAATTGTTGGTAATACTGCAACAAGGTCTCCTTGTGAAAGATTACAAGTAGGGTGTTTATTAACAAAAGATAATAGAATCGTATCACAAGGATATAATGGTTTTTTACCAGGAGTACCACATACATCTATTGTAGAAAATGACCACGAACAAGCGACAGTTCATGCTGAACAAAATGCAATAGCAGATTGTGCAAAAAGAGGAGCAAGTTGTTCAGAATGTACTGCATATATTACTCATTATCCGTGTATAAATTGCTTCAAAATAATGGCTGCGAGTGGTATAAAAAAAATAAAATATATAAATGATTATAAAAATGATAAAAATGTTGATAAATTATCACAATTATCAAATATAATTATTTCTAAAATATAAATATTACTTTTTTAAAATTTGAATTTTATTTAAACACATGACCATATAATAAATAAAATGACTTCTATTACTTACGATGAACGCGTTGATATTGATGTTGAAGGTCTTAAATATACAATGGATGGTGGTGCTGATGGTCATACATTAAACTCATCTGTTGATGAGATTATTCATAATATTATTGATTTTAAAGTATCTAATTTAGATATTCATAATATTGATGAATATTTATGGTCATTTCAGTTTGATATTAATAGAGAAGGTGTTAATATTATTGATAAATTAAATAATGGAGTATCTTTATTTAAGACAAAAGGTGGTGTTGAGTCCACTGATATTTCAAAATATGGAAAAGGCATTAAATCAGCCGCCCATTGCATAGAACCGTGTGGATACATGGTTTTAGGATTAGTCGTAAATAAAGTACTTAAAATGGCAGTGTATAATCAAAAAAATATGACAACTATTAAACCAAACACAGAAAGTTCTGAAACATTAGAAAAACTATTTAAGGATATAACAAATTATGATTTATCTGAAAATAAAGGATTCTTAATAATTGCTATGAATGAAATTGATTTTGATGAATCTTTTAATATTTTCAATGATAAGTGTTTAAACAACGATGAAGAATATGAAGATTCAAATATTGAATTAGTTAATCATATTAGAATATGTTATAATCCTTATTTAAATATTAATTTCACATGTGATGAAAATTATACAGATATTAATACTATAAATATGTCATTTAATAATAAAAAAATAGATAGTTTTAGTCATACTTGTTTCGATGACGAAAACATCGATGATAATGCAGAGATTATGTTTGCAAAAGAATATATATGTAATGTACCATACAGATTAATCGATGATAAGAAAAAATATGATTATTCTGGTATGTATTTTAATGATGATAATGATCAATTCACATTTGATATTAAGAGTACTGATAAAAATGGAAATAGTATTTATGAGAAACAATTTAAACCTAATTATGAAGATATGGATTTAAATGAAGAACACATTGATAAATGTATTATAAGGATTACTAAATTATCACCTGAAGCGCAGAAATTATATTCATGTAATTATAATTATGACAAGAGTAAATCGTGTTCGTATTTTGTGTATAGAAATGGTGTATGTTCTGATTCTAGTTTCATTTCATTTGATGGAGAAGGAGGGTATTTATCATATTATTGTCCTCAATTAAGAGGTGAAATTTACTGTAATAATGATTTTGATAAAATTATTAATCCTGGTGCGAATAAATCTTTAATTCATCCACCTGAACAGTTTTGTATAAAATTAAGAAATTTAGCAAATCATATTCGTAATAATAATCTGAAAACGAAGAAAAAATCCGAAAAAAAATTCATTGAAGGCAAAGAATATTTAGTTTTACCTAATAATGATATCATGGATTTAACTACCATGGAAAAATTAGGTGAGATGAAAACAGGTGTTCCGCGATGGATTAAACTAAAAGGATACAAAGCACCCGAAAAAAAAGAAATAATGAACAATACTAATAATATATCACCAATATTATCAGAAACAATTGAGGACCACAACGATATTAAAGATAAGAAAGGTTCCGAATTTAGATTATTCACCCCTAATCCGGCATCAAGTGATTCAAGTGTTCATGTCATTTCAAATAAAGAATATTGTATGATTGAAAATGGTATGATAAATCCAGATATATTAGATAATGAACACGAATTAACAAAAGTTCAAAAAGAACTTCATATTAATGAATTTAAATCATTATTAAAAAGAATTCAAATGAAATATAAAATTGTTGATGAAAATTCATGCGAAATAAACTTAACAAGTATTAATTTAATAGCTATTTAAGGATTTTAAACGCATAACCTAGTGATACAGATAAAGATACAAATATTATAGCAACTATAGAACTAATTACGGGATGATGATAATGATGAAGAACCATATGAACAATTAATTTTTTTAATTGTAATTTATCTTTATTCGAATTTAGTTCTTCTTTTGTCATAAATTGTTTGGCCATTAAAGGAATCAATAAATTTAGTAATGCGGCAAAAATGGAAGCATTAACTATACATTTAATATTTAACGTCATTTATATTTATACTTAGATTTTTTTTATGATTAATATTTAAATTTAACATTATATTTTTCAGTTATATGATGATCTACTCTTCTAGTTGGTCCACCTAAAATATATGAATACATTCTAGCTAATCCCCATGATTCTGCTGTTTGATTAGGTCTTGAACCAGATGAATAATATGCTCCCATACCTTTTTTTTTAACCGCTGATAATGCTGGTTTAGGTATACCAGTAACATCAGCGATTTGCTTTAAAGTTTTAGCGACGGGATGTAATTTATGAAATTTTTGCGTCCATGATGATTTTTTTGATTTAAAAGATTTTAATTTAGGTCTTGTAAAATATTTTCCTTTCTTATAAGATTTTTGTGATTTTTTTAAAGATTTTAATTGGCTTTTTTTATCTTTTCTAGAAAGATTAGAATAATAATGTTTTGGTAATGTCATTTATAATATTAAATATATTATTAAATATAATTATTGAATAATTTTAAAATTATATCCAAGAGTAATAGATAAAGAAACAATTAATACAATAATTAATGAACTAGTTAATGGGACTTGTGCATGATGAACTAACATATGTATAATTTGTGATTTAAATGATAATTTAGCAGCACCATTTGGCGGTTTAATTTCATCTTTTGTTGCGAAAGGTTTAGCAACCATAGGTAAAACAAGATTTAATACAACGGCATAAATACAAGCATTTAAAACGCAACTAAATCCAGATTTCATTTTATAATATATACATAGATAAAAATTACCAGTTTATTAATGAATGAATATTAATATCACTTTAAATCATTAGGAGTTAATTTGTATCCCCAATGTTGTAAAGTTTGTCTAATAACTGGCGAAATACTTATATCATCATACTCAGCATCTTTATCTTTTATCATATTTACTAATCTTTTTTTAAATCTACCTTTTGGACCTGCTAATGCTAACCATCTTTTTACTTGTCTTTCATCATCATTAGTTCTTCTTCCTCTATAAAATCTACAATACCATTGAAACCAACCATATGGATCTTGTTCATCCATCCATCCTGATTTTTCCCAATCTTTTAAATCAGAACCACATTTTACTTTATATTTATTAACATTTTTATCATAATCTGGTGATGTAACCATTTTTACAATATTAATTCCTTTAAACCAAGATTTAGGATATTCTTTAATAACATCATGTGATTTATAGTGTTTTTTAGTCACGGATGAATAAATAGGTCTAAAATATGTTCCACCAAAAGAACCTAGTTTTAATACTTGATGTGGTGTTAAATTCGGTTTAAAATCTGGAAAATCTTTAAATGTTTTCATATATATTATATATTATATTATATACATGCGTTTAAATAAAACAAAACGTAAATCTAAAAAGAAAAAACTTACTAAGAAAATTAGTGATACAAAAACATATAAAAATTCTAATAAGTTCAAATTATTTGTAATATCTGTTGACAATGATAAAGGTAAAGAAAGAAGAAATTATTTGAATTATAAATATAAATGGATTAAAGCAATTTATATGGATGATAGTAATAATTCTATATTAAATAAAGTTAGATCAAAAGTTGTTATTAGATATAATATGAGTAAAGATAGTAAAAAATATAAAGCAGCAACAGCTAATATATCATCTCATATAAAAATATTAAAGATGGTATCAAAACAAAATTTAAAAAATGTTATTATTTTAGAAGACGATTCTATTCAAAATACAGCTTTGCCAAAAATATCTGAACTACCAACTGATGGAGCAACATTATTTTCAGGGCAATTAGCACATCCACATTCTTGGAATGAAGATAAAGCCTGGAAACAAAACAAGGCTCGTAATGTTATAAAATCATTTAAAAAAGGTGTTAATAAAATAGATTATAATAAATATAGATGGACGCAAAGTAATGCAATATTTATCCCAAATAAAAAAGTAGCTGATCATATTTTAAAAGTATTAGATGATATAAATTCATATAAATTATATTATGATATGTTATTAGCATCTAATAAGTTAGTACCATATTTATATTATCCTGCGCCATTTAGACATGATGATACAAAAGTTGATTCACAAATAGGTGGTCATACTATTGGAAATATAGAAAATTATTTTCTTAAAAATAAATAATTTAATTTCTTTTTAAACATATTTTATTTTCCGATTTTCTTTCATTCTTTAAAAAATCTAATAATTCTATGGCTTTTTCTACATCATTAAAATATTTAGTAAATTTATCTTTTAAAAAATTATTCGTCATAGTTTCATATGATGTATTAGAGTTATATTGTAATTTAGATGAATATTCTGGTAAATTAAAAATATTCCCTTTAAGATCATTATTTTCAATATGTGATAATATATCAACTTCTAATGATTTTTTTTCGGATTTTAAAGATTTAATTTTCCCATTAAAATTTTTTATTTCATTATCATGATTCATCCATTTTATGATATTTGAATTGAACTCACTCATATATATATATATATTAATTATAAATTATCCTTAAATTTAAAACAATAATAAATATTATTAATATAAATAAAATAATAATAACAATAATAATTTTAATAAAATAAGGATATAATTCTTTAATAATATGTTCAATTAATGGATTTAATAATTCAGATTTAATATAATTCATATTATTATCTTTTTTTAATTCACGATTTAATTCTTTGATTGCATTATTGATTAATATATCAAATGACATATAAATAAATAAATATAATATATTAATATGTTTAACTTGTGTAATTTAATGAGAAAAAATTATAATAATAATAATGGAATAGAAAAATTTAAAGAAAATAATTATATAATTTTAAATAAGGATTTTGAAAATAATGAATGTATTATATGTTTAGAAAATATGGTTATAAATAATAAGATAAAAATATTAGAATGTAGTCATATATATCATTACAACTGTATTGAAGCATGGTTTAAAAAAAAAGGCGAAATAAATTGTCCTATATGTTCTAATTAAAATATATATTATAATTATAATGCAAAAAAATATAATTATGTTGGCATTTATTGTATTTATGATTATGGGTGTATTTATTTTCACTGATATATTTGGGATAATATATAAAAAAAATATTCACCCATTATTAGATAGTTTTAACAGACCATCTAAAAAAGAAAAATTAATAATATGGACTTACTTAGAAGAACCAAGTTTTTTAAATAAAAATATAGATATACAATTATTAAACAGACATAAAAATTTCACTATATTATTCGAAATGTGTTTAAAAATTATGGATAAAAGAATAAATAAAAAATATTATACATTTCATGTAATTACACCTGAAAATATTACAGAATTTTTACCAGATTTTCCCATTAAAATGAATGCTGATTCAAAATATCCGTTAAAATTTAGAGTAGAGTTAGTATCATCAATGATATTAAGTAAAAATGGAGGATTATTTCTATCACCGGGGACAATTGTTATGAAAAATTTGGATGAAATTATGTATAAATTGAATTTTAATTATGATTTAATTACATTTGGTGGATCTGAACGAGTAGTACATTCGTGTGATGCGAAATATAACCCTGGTTCGTATGCAATTGCTTCTAAAAAAAACAATGAAGTTATAAATTTATATAAAGAAAAACTATTAACACATTTAAAAAATGATAACTTTATAAATGAATTTTTAGGTGAAGATATATTGGATGAAATATTACATAAATTAAAACCCATGAGTCATTTTCATTTCGATTGTAGTCATACAGGTAATGTTGATGTTCATAATAATTTAATATTATTAAAAGAATATTATGGGTTTACTCCCATACAGTTTAAAGATAAAAGTAATATAATATTTATATCATTACCTTACGATATTATTCTAGAAAATATTGAATATCAGTGGTTTAATAATTTATCAGAAGAACAGTTTTTTAATTCGGATATACAATTAACAAAATTAATATCAAGTGAACTATCAAAATAAAATTTGATTATTGGTGTAAAAAAATTAAAACCAATAATGGGTATTAAATCATTAACGCAAATCATTAAGAGAGAATCACCTGATTCCATTACGCATACTAATTTATATAAATTAGCTGGTAAAAGAGTAGCAGTTGACGCATCATTAATAATTTACCAACAATTGTTAAGACATCAATTATTAAAAAATAAGAATGGCGAAATTACTAATCATATTACAGGATTATTTTATAAAATAACAAATTATTTATCATTAAATATAGAATTACTATTTATATTTGATGGGAAACCTCCAATTTTAAAACAAGAATGCGTAGGAGAAAGAAGAAAAAAAGCACAAGACGCAAAAGATAAAATGGATGCTTGCCAAAATGTAGATGAAAAAAATGAACTAGAAAAATCAACACTTCGTCTAACAAAACCCATGATAGATAATGTAAAGAAACTATTAGATTTACTGGGCGTATCATACATTCATAAGGATGAAGGTGAAGGTGAAGCAATCGCGGCAGAATTATGTAGAATTGGTCACGTTGATTATGTATTAACAGAAGATATGGATGCAATGGTGTATGGATGTCCTAATTTAATCAGGTCATGTTTAGATAAATCATTAAAAAGACAAGATATCATATCAATTATTAATTATGAGGAAATGATAGAAGGATTTAATTTAACTGATGAACAATTTATTAAATTTTGTATCTTATGTGGATGTGATTATTGTTCAAATATTCCGAAAGTTGGAAATACAACTGCATTAAGACTTATTAAACAATATAATACTATTGAAGAAATTGTTGAAAATATTAAAAATAAATATGATATTCCTGATGGATATATAGAATTATTTAATAAATCATATGAGATATTTATGATGTATCGCGATAAAATTAATATTGAAGATTTAAATGTCCATAAATCTAATAAAGATATTGGTAAATTAATAAATTTTATGGTGAATGATATAGAAATGAATGAGCTTAGAGTACAAAAAGCAGTTAAAAAAATACAAAATACATTAGGTAATAATATTTAATTAAATCTTAATAACTTTACTATGATTTATAACGGGATTATTATTTTCAAGAATCTTTTTAGATTCATTTATTTTTCTATTTAGACTCTTACAATTATGAGTATGAGTATAACGATGTCCCGCACAGAATTGTCCTTCACATTTACAAGAATATTAAATTAATTTAAGTTTTTTATTACAGAAAGAACACCTATCCATAATTTATATTTTATTTAAATAAATCTTGTTTAAATATTCAAATTTATTTAAGGATTAAATCATTACGTTTGTTCAACGCATATACCAATGATATGTTATATAATCTAAATTACAATTTGTATCTAGTATAAATGTGTTTTTCCAATTTAATTTCCTTATTTGTATTTTATCTGAATTATATTTCAACATATAGTTAAAATAAATTTCATACTCTGAAGCACCGGAACCAATTTTATCTGTTACTAATTTTAAGAAAATATTATAGAATAATTCATTATGATTTTTTTCAATCCGGGAAATAAGTTCATCTATATATTTTTTCTCAAAAATCATATGATGACAAATGCCTGATTTATTTTTATCAATTTTTACCAATCCTTTATCTAATTTTTCCATATGGTCAAAATATTGTATATTAAATTCTGTTCCATAATTATATAAACATTTATTATTTTCAACAAAAGTTGTTGGTTTCAAGAAAAATGTATCACTATCAATTACTAAATACTTATCTAAAATATTTGGAATTATTTTACCAGCATATAATTTCAATAATTGCTGTAAATACCAACCATTTCTTTCCAATTTTCCATGGAATTTTTCAACTGTTTCTATATTAAATGGGAAAATATTTTCATCAATGGTAATACATCCTTTAATATTAATTGATGGGTCGTAGCAAATTAAATAGATATTTCTGTAACCAATGATGTTTTTTTGTGTGAATTTTATTTGATAATCAATAACTGATCTATCATTTGGTCCTACTGGTATCACTATATCAAAATTTTCATAGTTTTTTAACTCATTCAATTTAGATATTAATTGTTCGCCCTGAGGACCTGCTACATGACCACACAAATCCCCAGTAGAATAAAATTCTGCCTGACCATAAAAACTTTGTAAAACCTTATGAGGGATTGATAATAAGGTATCTTTATTTTGATGAAAATATGCTAACATTACACGGGTATCCTGTAAACCTCCATTAAAATTAAACCCACCATATTTATTTAGTAGTTGATATTTATGAGGATTATTTCTCATTTCTAAAAATTCTTGGAATATATTTAATGTTTCCTTATTATTTTTAAAAACTATGACACCTGTATTAAAAGGATGATGACTAGCTGGATCTTGAGACATCAT